GCCCCACCCAATACATTTGCAGTGGTTGTTCCAGCACCAAGCGCACTAGCACCAGCAGCACTACCCGCAGCTCCAGCACCAGCTAAAGCATTTTGCAAAATAGTAGATGCGTTGCCACCCATAATAGCCGTCTGTGCAGCAGAGCCAGCAGCAGAACCAGCAATGTTAGCTAAAGTCGTTGTTGTTGCGTCAGGAGCTGTTCCAGCAACACTGGTTCCAGTTGCAGTAGATACATAACTACCCACCGCAGCAGCAGCGGCAGCTTTTGCAATATCGTCAACATTACCACCATTGGCAGCAACCACAGCAGCGTTAGACACGGCAGCAGTAGCTGGCGCACCAATGTTAGATGAAAGGTCTAAACCTTCTGGGCCAAGAGCAAGTGTGACCGCAACCACTTCAATGATAGGAATGGGATTGTTAACGGCTGTTTCAACAACATTACTTACGTCATTGACCACCGTGTTGACGGCATTGCCTACATCATTGACTACACTGTTGACTGCATTACTCATACGTTCACCACCGCCATCATTTGACCACTAGGCGTGGGCATTAATTGATATTGCACACCAATCATTTTCAATATTTTTTCCATTTGTGGATTAGACATGGAAAATCTGCCTTGTTTAAACTTGGCTGCTTTCATGGCTTTCACAAATTCTTTGATACTTTTGACTAATTCTCTGGGCGTGTCAGCGGTATCCATGGCAACGTCTGCAACACCATTGCCTTTGTTGTAATAGCTAAAAAGTGTGTTGCCAGCCCGCATAACTCTAAATTTAGGGTCGGTTTTGACCAATTTAGCCATGGCATTATGGACACGAGTTGGGTCTTGACGAGAACCTTGTAAGCTCTTTTCCAGTATTTGTATGGGTTCCATTCTTGCCATTACTGCACCTTTAAAGCCTGGGCTATCTGTTGGTGAATGTCTTGATGCACACCAATCCAATCATAGAAATCTTCTTCCACGTTCCAATCCGCATCTAACAATTGGAAAGGGTTGGCAAGGTTAAGTATCTTTGCCAAAGACTCGTGCATCTGATTGTGAATCAACAACCAATCATCTAAGTTGTCTGGGTTAGCCTCTTCTATAGGGTAGAAAGGCGTAGCTACACCCACTCTGTTTAGCGTTTGCCAGAACAGCCTGTGTTGCTGAAAGTTCTCGAACACGAGCCTTCCAAGACCTTCTTTGTCTCCAAACTCAACATAGGCTAAGTCGTTTTGGTTAATAGATTTACCCTACCTTTCTTACACCGCATAGTAAGGCACTTTTACAACCGTACCATTAAGATCAACTTCCATGAATCCTAAAGGCTGGAGAGGCAAACTAGCAGTACCATAAGTGGCAGTAGAGGCAGTAGTTGCATTAACATTTGCAGTAGTGACATTGATGGTTCCACCAGTGATGGTTACATTACTGCTTGATAAAGATGGAATAGTTACAGCATTGTTAACTGCAACTGTTATGGCATCTGTTGTTGCATTATTAGCAACAATGTGAATAGCATTTGCAGTAATAGTACCAATATAAAGATCGGCAGAACCAGCATAAAGGTAAGGAGCATTGGGTTTATAAAAAGAACCTGTTCCCGTGTATTGGCTAGATGTAACGCCAAAATCCGCATAAGCTGAACCCGTGTCATTTACAACCACAAAGTCACTGGATGCGTTTGTACCACTGCTTGTGTTTTGCAAAACAATTTGAACATAGTTGTTAGAACTGTTTGCATAAGACGCAAGGATTCCCACATCTGAATAACCAAGTGTTCCGTAAGAAAATGCACCAGCTGTTACGTTTGCATAAATGTTTGCAGTGGCAATATGGTTCTGTGCAGTAACATTGGTGAATGTTGCATTACCACTTTGTATGGTTACATTTGCAAGAGTAATGTTACCAATGTTGGCTGTAGAACTACCTAAAGCAATCGTGACATTGCCAACAATGACGTTAGAGTTTGCTAACCCACTGTTGGGTATGGTTGTAGACGCTGTTACATTAGCCGTACCGTTGGCATATACATAACCCGTGGCAGATGTGATCGCTACGTTGGCAAAAGACTCGGTTGTTCCACCCAACACCTTTTCCCAGACTGTGCCGTTAAAGATAGCCCAGTCCCCTACAGACCATGTAGATATTCCATCTAACGTGGTTGTTCCAGCAACGGAAACAACGTAATAATTGTTTTTAGTACCTACACCAGATGTAAGCGTAGGCGAGTTTGTATTGGCATTCCATGTGCCAGCATAAACCAACTGCCCCGATAATCCGATAAAAGATACTGTTTTTAACATGATCAGTCCCCGTCACCCGCTACGATGTATAGCGTGGCTGTGCCTGTAGATACATTTGCACTGAAATAAGCATTGGGTACAAACGTGATGATTTCATCTGTACCAGGCAAAAGTGCTAAACAATTGTTTTGAGTTGATGTAGGAATCACCGCACCAGCAGCTGCAAGCGCAGATGTTTGCCCATAACCCAAAAATGCAGTAACAGTACCACTGTTAATGATTCTGTATTGGTTTCCCCCAAGCGTACTAGACGTGATCTGTACGGGTGCGGGCGCAGTAGTAGACGCTGTAATGACTACAGTGTTACCAGATGGGGCAAATGGTGCGGATACACTCATTGTTGTGGTTCCTGTGGTGCGGGAGGCGTGGCTTGCTTTTGCAATTCCGCAATCAAGTTAGCTACTTCAGCATAAGGCTTGGTAGCCAAATATTGAACAATAGCATTAGCCAATTGAGTTGTGATTGTGATGTTTTCCATTAGTTGCTCCAAGGCAATGCTGGTGTGACAACGGTTGGGTTGATTTGGCTTGCAATCATGTTATCCAATGCGGTTTGTGTTCCGCTTTCAGAAACACCACCTCCCCAAATCCAACCTAACACTTGTTGTTGTGTCAATTGTGCGTAAGGGGTAAATGGTGAACCCGCAACGTAAGTTACTCCACAAGTAGAGTAAATCGTGGCATTGTGTGTTCCATCAGTAGCGTTGCATCTCCAATGAATTGTGAAAGCCACATCTGTTTGGCCTTCAGCTTGGGGGTAGCAATCAATTGCTTCTACGATCCAGTTGTATGTATTTGACATATTAAGCTCCTTTAAGTGTGGCTACTTCAGCCTTGAGGGATTGAATTTCTTTGATCATCATTGGGACAAGTTTGGAATAATCCACACCCATCATTTCATCAGGGTTTGCGGGCACATGGACTGCATAAGGCGCTACTTCTAATAGCTCTTGAGCAATAACACCATAAGTGTTGTGTGATCCATCAGATTTCCAATCAAATGATCTAATCTTAATTTGGTCAATGTTTCCTACTGGGGCATCAACGATATTTGTTTTTAAACGTTGGTCAGATGTGATGTTGTAAAGAACACCTGTTGTTCCGTTTTGAGCAATAGAACCAATACCAGAACCGTTATATCCAAAAAGAACAAACCCAGCTCCACTTCCAGAACCAGTTGTGTGCCCAAGATTTAAGACGGCACCATTTGCATCGCTATATATAGCAACTCCATTAGCATAAGCTGAATAAGATGTCATTCCAACTAATAATTTACCGTTGTAATCTAAGCGCATTTGTTCTGTTGGTGAAGTATTTCCATTGTTACTTGTGCTAAAAGTTATTCCACTTCCAGAATTAGAAATATTTATTCCACTTATTGCTGAACGATATTTGTTACCACTTCCAGAAATATCAGCATAAAAATACAAATTTCCACCGTTAGAACTACCATTCCCATCAAGAATTAAATTTGCTGTTGCTGATGAACCGCTAACATGAAGTTGGGCACTAGGACTACTTGTACCTATACCTAGATAGCCTGCGCTTGTGAGGCGCATTTTTTCTGAGCCACCAGTATAAAATGTTAAAGGTATTGCTGATGTGCCAGTTGTAATAATTGCACCAATAGAATTATCTGCATAAAACTGTATCGTAGATGTGTTTGAACCCGAACCAATTAAATCAAGAACATAATTGCTTGTTGATGCAACTCTTGTTCTGTCACGAACATCTAACGCATAACCGCTAGTTGGACTACTTGTTCCTACGCCTAATTGTGTACCATTCCAAGTTAACGCTGACCCAGTAGCCAAAGCACTTGTACTAGACGCATACACTACTCCATTTGCTGTAAATGGAGTTGATCCTGACAATCCTGTACCACCTTCTGCCGTTGTAATAGGAGTTGCAAGACTGCTCAATGTGGCATTTGTAAGTGTTACGTTTCCAATGGTGCTTGCAGATGAACCTAGCGCAACAGCCGTGTTACCGATGGTGACAGAGCTGTTAGACAAGTAATTGTTGGGAAACGTGCTTGCAACAGATGTGATGGTGACGTTGCCTAGCGTTGAATTGCTGACAGTTGCGTTTGCAAGAGTGACGTTTCCAATACTAGATACGGTATTACCCAACTGAATAGCCACGTTACCGATGGTAATGGGCGTAGCAAAATTGTTGTCTAGTTGTGATAAAGGTATTGCAGCGGTTGCGTTTGCAAATGTGTACGTTACTGGCATTTTAGAACCTCACTCTTAATTCATGTTCAAACTCGTATGTGTTAACGATGAACGCAGCAGAATTACTGGTCATGGTTAACCCTAAATACTTACCGTACTGCTCAGCATCTGACTTGTACAGATAATATCCCGTTTGCGTAGTCCAAATTATCGTTGCACCTGAACTATTTGTCCAACCTATAAACGAACCCAGATTGTTTGTCCAGCTGATTTCGTTAGACAATGTGTAAGACGGACTAGACCCATTTTCTGAGTCCACTGTGACATTGAAAATACCACCTGTTGACACCGTTGCCTCAACCGCAAATTTCAATGCTTGCTTGGTGCGGATAGGGTCCCCCATGTCTTGCAAAGCAGTCTGGATATAACTGCTAATAGCACTTGTACTGTCTTTGTACAGTTGTTTTAATACTTTATTATTATCTGTACCGTACAAATTGACAATGCCACCATAAGGCACAGAAGTCACATATTGAATTGTGCCTTGGCTGGTGATAAACCATTTCTTCTCAAAGAACACAGCTTGTATGTACCTTGATCCACCAGGGCCAATGGGAAAAGAACTGTTCACATAGAAGTTGAACACCGCACACAAGATGTTGTTGAGCAGTGCTTGACCAGCCGTCACAGGCTTGCTGAAGTCTATGTAAGGGAAAATACCATCTAACGGGTCTGAAATCTTGGTTGTTGTAGAACCGACAAGGGCATAAATACCATAGTCGTTCATGAACAAAACAGACCTGAAATACGGAAAAACCGCATAAATCCGCTTAGTACCAATAGATGCTGACACGTTGGTGTTGGTGAACACCGTGGCCCCCGTAGCGGTCACCTGAAGGTCAGAAAACACGTTGATACTGTCATCACCAAACACATACAAGAAGTTATTGGCTGACAACAAGCCTTGAATGTTGCCGTGTAGCGTACTGTCCGTGATGTTGAAAGCCACAGCAGATACAGACGTGAAATCTGTGGGACTTGTAGAGGCAGATGCGTACACTGTTCTTCCAGCTGCCACCCAAACACGACCACTAAATGTGGCTACATCCACAATTTTGTTGGTGTTTATGGTTGCGCTGATGTTTGCGCCTGATCCAGTGCCACCAGAAATGCTCACGGCTGGCGGTGAAGTGTATCCAGAACCAGGATTGTTCATCACCACTTCTGTGACCACGTTACCGCTGATAATGGCAGTTGCATTTGCATTTGCACCGCCTCCACCAGTAATCGTGACCGCCAAATTACCATATTGACCGTATCCTGTGCCCCCATTATTGACTTGGATGGACACTGTACCCGTGGCAAAAGTCACAAGTTGAGCGATGGCATTGGCATTTGTGCCTCCACCACCAGAGATGGTCACCGTAGGCTGAGTTGTGTACCCGCTACCCGCATTTGTGAGGGTAATAGAGTTAACAATACCTGTGGATAAAGTTGCATTGGCAGTTGCACTAGAACCACCACCCCCAGAAATGGTCACAGACGGGGGGTTGAGATAACCTGATCCTGGTTGAACCACAGAAATGGCAACCACATTGCCACCAGAAATGGTAGCTGAACCCACTGCCGTATTGCCACCCACAACGTCAGGTGTGCTGATAATTACTTTAGGAACAGACGTATAGCCTGACCCCGTATTAGTCATCTGAATGCTTAAAACACCGCCAGAACCAGACGTGATACTGGCTACAGCTGTTGCTTGCACCCCGTTTGCATTGTTGGGCGTAGAAATGGTAACGCTAGGAGCAGATGTGTAGTTGATACCAGGATTGGTGATGGCAATCAAACCAACAGAACCCACAGGAATCAAACTTGTGCCATTCCAATCAAATAAACCCTTGTCTGGGTCACCGATGAAAAGGTCAGTGTTCTGGTATTGGGCAGCAGAAACATTGGCGTTAGAGAGCGTTCCAGAGCTTGCAATGGTGACCATCGCATTGCCTTGCAAGTCATAACCTTGTGCGCTGCCGTCTGACTCAAAAGCAACGACATAATCATCGTTGATGTTGGCAGAATAAAGGGCTGTGACGTTACTGGTGAACACCACGCTATTGCCAGCGTTGCTGACGTTAGAACTGGTGGGAATGATACGCATATTGCCAGCCCCAATAGGCATGGCATTTTCTATCCAGTAAAACTCATCTTTATCAATAGCAGTTCTGTTGGCTTTGGTGTCAAGCCCTTTGAATTGCTTAATGACCGCATAAGATTTCTTTTGTTCTGCGGAGGCCATGTTTAACCTCCAGAACTATAAGGATCAGGAATTCTTCTCGTGAACACGCTGTTAAGCACGTTCAAAATGTGTTTATCGTATTGTTGCTTGAAGATTTCAGACTCACCGTAAGATTGTTCGTAAAACTTGGCCTTGTAAGCTGCGTAGTATTGCACAGCCGTTGAATACGGATCAATGATGGTGTCAGTCACATTTGGATTGGTCAACACCAACGGACTAGGCAAAATGTTGGTGTCTACTTCAATGTAGTATTGCTGATCTGGTATGGGTGCGATGTAAATTTGTTGTTGTCCGTACACTGAAAAGCATATGGGTCTACCCACATAATTTTGCCAGTACCGCAACTGCGCTGTGAAATTAGACCAGGGCAAATAGCGAAGAGGTATCCGAGAATTGCCCCAGTAAAGGTTAATGTTGACAATATCGTATACATTTAACTGTTGAGGTAATGAGTTAAAGTTGATTATTTCAGCGGGACCTACATACTGCAACATGGCTGTGCCATCTGCAAAAGGCGTAGTAGGTGGGAAAGGATTGGTTCCCGTGGGATATGCGGGCGCTGAACTTCCAGATGTGCCACTCTGTGTGTACACATAGGTGTAAATGTTAGAAAACACATACTGACCAGCGGTAACAGCTGTGTTGCCTTGCCATAACGTGGGAGAAACACCAGCGCTAGTGCTTGTGTTGTACGCTAGGGGGGCAGTTGTAGTTTGAAGGTTTCTTAGGCAACCAGTGTCTCGGACGGTTCTTTCCCTGGCCTCGTTGATGTACGTTGTTAACTGGCTTTGCGTCCAGAAAACATTGTTAACATCATGCAACAGGTTCTCAACTTGAGACAGGTAATCATTGAGGGTTGCCATTCGAGGTCCATGGTTAAGCTACCCGCTTAATAGAGGACTTTCCCCCAGCGGATTTGTTGATCCGCAAGGGTATTGCTCCTACAGCCGAGGGTAACGAGCTGTTTTGTACTGGCGGTTCGTTTGTTATGACGAACTGCTCTAAGATTTTAAGTCCTTCTTCCAGTTCGCTGTGGAGTTTTATCCATCCATGGCGAACCAGCACAAATTCTTTGTCTTCACAGCCAAATCCAAAAAGCTGACGAGCAGCACCTTCTGGAATCTCTACTGTAAGGTTTTTTTCAAAGTTATAGAGAACACCATCCCAACCAATGGTCAGGGGGGTGTCTCCATAATTGGTTACAAATACATTCATTTAGAACGTCACAACGTCACCGTATACCTGGAAGGATACAGTGTT